AGCGGGCGTAGTCATAGAGTAATTGTATCCTTCTAGTCTCGCAGCAAATTATGTACAAAAGAAATAGTTTTCGCGCTCCCAATAATTTTGGGTCGGAAGCTCTGATTTAAATATAAGATGTTTTAACATTTGATAAGTAAAGTATAGTATACCGAGATAATCGTATTTTTTACCCCAAACCTCGAATAAAAGATATTTAACACTTTCTCCAGTTTGTTTATATTCTATTTTATATAATTCTTCATTGATCTGTTTCCATTTGTCATAAGGAACAAGGCGCACTCCAGTAGTAAGTGTTGATTCGATAACAAATGTATTTTCAACTAATACAGCAACGTGTGATGGGACTTCTTTAAGGTTAGTAATATGAGAAGGGAATAATGAACTTGACCAAGCTATTAGCTTAGATCCACATTTTTTATTTCTGCTAAACAAAAAGTGAAGTTTCATTACCACAATACCTTATGTAGATTATAGTTTACAATAACGTCTGCTGGAGTTGATTCGTGTGTGGATTTATAAATAATTCTTAAGTACAGTCCTGCGAAGATTTTTGCAGGGTACCTGCTTGTATATTCGATTTGTTGTGTTGTGCTCGGGTTAACATACCAATCAGTTACAAATTGACGCAATACAAGGTTTGCCCCATATCCCATAACATTATCTTTATCGATAACCTGTGCTGTAATAGTGTCGCCAATGTTAGAGTTAATTACATTAATCTCCGCGCCATCAATAAGATAATCATCTGTAACAACAAAATCGCAAGAAGTTGGTGTGTTAGCTGCAGCCACAAATTTATGCCCAGTAAGATTCACGTTTAAATCTTTTGCGCTATATTCTTGGAAGCTAGCTGGATTGTATTTAGAGTTTTGCATTATATCTCCTGCCATTCTACACTAATACTTACCAAGCTACCGGTTACTGTGGTTGCGTTAAAGTTGATTGCAAGCTGTTGTGTTGTTCCGCGTAAAGTTATAGGTTGACCGTCAATAAACTCCCAAATAACCGAACCTCCGGTTATCCCGGTTGAGTTAAATGTAATTCTCTGACTTCTAGAGTTACCAACTGATGTACCAAGTATTGTGGGGTTTGTTGTATAGTGACCGACACTAGCTGTAGCTGCTGCATTTGTTGAGTCATGAGATACATTAGATGCAACAACCCTTGTACCACCAGTGTTTAATGTAGATCGTTTAATTAACGATGCAGAAACTGTAATTGGAGATCCTGAGGTTGTTGTTCCGCTAACTATGAGTCTAGTTACTCTAATTGTTTTAGTTCCGCTTCCTACTATGTTAAATAGATCGGTAGCTAAGGCTGCCGATACGAATCCCGACGAGGCCGCGCTATATGTTTCAGGTTCAAATGGAATAGTCCTGACAATAATACCCGAACTTGCTATTGCTGGGGTTGCTGTGGTCGTATTAACTTTAGTATTTATCTCATTAACAGTAGTCTCAGTAGCCGCTTGATACGCAACGTCATTATGAACAAGTTGCGCCTGCTCATTATCAAACAGATCTGTTTTATTACTATCGTTTATTGCCATCTTTAACCTTCTGATCCATAGTCTTAGATACTTCTAAAAGCCATTTATATGATTCAACAAATGAGAATGCTTCCTTGCTACCCTTTAACTTGAGTTCCTGTTGGCTCATTATATAAAGTAGAAATTTCACCTTCTCAATGTCATTCATACTAGTAAGCAGCTTCTATAATTCTTACATCAGCGGTTCCACTAGCTGTTCTAGCGAATAAAGCAACAGATGCATTGTAATTAAGTTCGGCGCTGGCGCCAGCTGCAATTTTAACTCCATTAGCTGCCGTTACACTAGAGCTTCCAATAAAAATTTCTTTTGAGCCCAGATTTTGAACAATTAATGTTGTTCTGTCAGTAAGTGGACTAGGTGTAAGTGCCGCTGCTGTAGTTGTTACAGATACGGCGCTGTTAGCAATACTGCTGTTAGTTGCCTTAATTCGTGAACCGGATGTATCAACTTTATCCAAAGCAAAAGTTAAGTCTCTAATATCTAAGTTATTCGCAACTACTGTAATACTCTCAAGCGCAGCTAGCGTTGTGGCGCTAAGAGACACTTCACCGCTCACAGGAATTGCATTACCTGAGTCGTTTGTAATTTCAACAGTATTTGATACCGTCACAGTAATGTTTTCAAGTGCTGCTAATGAAGCAGAATCAAGTGTTACTGTAGAACCGGAAACGTCTACTTTATCAGTTGCAAAAATTAAATTTCTAATATCGAGGTCTGTTACGGTTCCTAGTGAAACGTTAATGCTACCGTCTACATTTACATCAAGTTGATGTCCAGCAGCATCGACAATAATAGCACCAACTTTGGCGCCTTCATTTGTTGCAGGATCGTATATTAACTGGTCTATTGTAAGCATTATTTCTCCTTTATGCGTTACGTTTGATTAAAATCTCAACCGTATCTGCTGCCTCGCACAGAAGGTAAATTTTTAATATAGTATAGAACGCATCGTCTGTATAAACAGTTCCTCGTTCTAGTGTGATATATTCTATTGCTGTATTCCCAATAGAATACGCAAGCTTAAGTCTTTTGTTAGTTCGGGAGCGAACAAGTATGTATTTAACATCAGCTCCACAATCTATCTCAAGTTCTGTATTTGCAACCAATGACTCGTTAACAATGTCGGTTACTGTGGGAGAGTTTCCTCCTATGTCTGATATGGCATCAACAATATCTTCGTCGTCGATGTTTATATAAGACTTATTCTCTACCGGATCATATGTAAACTTCTTAAGCTCTAAATCATCGCGATTATCGCCACGAACTGGGGTCCGTTTAGCCATTGATTACCTCGTCCTCGAATGAGAAAGGTATCTCATACCAACACGTCCACAGTCCTTGGGCGAACTGAAAATCATAGAAAGTAATTTTCATCTTTAGTCTAAGTTGTAACTGTAGCATTAGAGAACGTAAATCCTCTTTTGTCTTTGCTTCTAAATATGCTGGGACAACAAATGCTTTATTCATTTCAACTCACATTAAAAAGGAAATAAGGGGCTTGGTAGCCCCTTATCATATTATACTTGGAACTTAACGCCTTTTTTACCTTCGTAAGCGAGTGTTAGTCCCCATCCTGCTGCAAATGAATAATCAGTTGCGCGGATAGTAACTTCGGCTCTTTGAGACTCAAAGGAAACGTCGTTTTGGATAGCGTACATTACGCACTCTTTGTGGTACGCAAAAGATTGCGCAGCAGCCAAGAGATTAGAAACAATAACGCGGAAACCAAATACCTTACCGATTTCACCGTTTAAAAGTGCATCGCGCGCTCCGTACTCATCAGCTTTGATGAAGTTCGGAAGGTTCAACATATCTTGCTCACGCTCTGGAGAGATAAGAAGATAACGGTTGTTTTGATCTACGTTGTTGCGGTTAAGCTTTTTTCGTGCTTCGACGATATCAGCTAAAGCAAGAGTGCTACCTGCTCCAGAGTATGTAACTGCGTCAGTAAGAGTTGCTAAAGCTGCAATAGCTTCTTTATCCATATAGATAGCAAATTCTTTACCCGCTTTGCGAGACAACTCAGCCTCAAGGTTTACCATAGACTGTTCGCTAACGCGATCTGGAATGCGGTAAGCAAGGTTTTTCCATTTATTAAGTATGATGCTGTCAACTTCTAAGTCTGCTGTTTTAAGAGCAACCGGAGTCATACCATCAACGTTTTGATTGTCCGGATCACCGAAGCGACCAGAAGAGTCTGTGTCAAAGCGTGGAATGTCGATTTGTTTCATTCCTTTACCTGCCATAGACGATTTATTGTCCATAGTAGGAAGAACAACTACGCTCTCGAGTAGTTCTTGTTGTACGATACTAGAGATGAGTGTCATCTCAGTAACGCCTGTATTAGCTGCGCTAGTAAATGCTGCCATTTAATTTCTCCTATTTAGTTTTTTTAACTTGGCTTAACAAGGCAAATTTTTCTGCCATTGTCATTTCGTTTAGTGATTTTGGTGGAGTAACTTCTCCGTTTGAAGCAGCATGGCCAGTAATACTAAAGTTTTCCGATTTCGGGATCAATTGTCCGTGCTTCTGCCTAAAGTCATTCGCTACCGTGACTAGCGATTCTTTATTCAGTGATCCGTCCTCATTAAACTCAATAGCATTAATATTTGCATGAACTAAGTATTCGTCGCGAATGTTCGCGCCAATTTCCTTTTTAAGTTCAACCATTTTCAAGGACTTAAGATAACGTACTTCTTTATCTTTTGCTTCCTTTTCTTTCTGCTCTAATTCTGATGTTCGCTTCTCATAAAGCTCTTTCCAACGTTGTTGTTCGACTAATTTCTCCTCCTCAATGGATTTGACTTTAGTCTGATACTCGTTTAAAGCAGCTTGAAGATCCTTCATCTGTGCTTTATACTTATGCATATCTTTACTTACGTCTTCGTATGCCTTTTTAGAAACAAACGCTTCTGATTCCTGCTTACTTGCGGTCTCAGTGTTAACACTGTTAACATTATCTTGATTTTCCATTACTGTCCTCCGGCTACTAGCCTTTATTAAAACTGTCTGTAATCTTTTTTTGTATAAATCGAGTTAGTTCGCTTATTTCTGCCTTTGTTAGGTTCATAAACTTACGTCCTTGATTTGATTGGTCCGTTGCCTTCTTTTTGTTCTCGGCGCTGTCTATATATATTCTGACCTCAGTTGCGCTAGATTCGTATTTAATAGAATCGAGCATTTCGCCGGTCTCTGTTAAATTCGATCTGGCTGGGGCGGTCTGGCTGCTTAGTTTTCCAGCACTTTTTTTGCTTTGGCGAATCTTTTTAGTTGCCTCGGACAAGGGCTTTAAACTTTCCTGTTTGCCCGTTGTGTCGTTTACGCCTTTACCTAGTCGGGTCCTAGTTTTGATTTGATTCGCTGTATTTTTGCCTATTTCATCAAATGTCTGCTTATTTAAAGCGGTTCTAAGTGCCGCATCTAGCTTTTTCTTTAAGTCTTTAAAATCCAAGGATTCTCCGAACTACGTTATCGGCTAAACCCCTTGTTGCGTTTGTTTGTATTGATGTGTTGCCTTCTAAATTGCGAGCTATTATTTTATTAAGATCTTTTTCTGATATTCCAAAGAATTTTCTTGGTGACTGCTTGCCTTGTTTTTGACCAGATGGAGCTTGTATCCATTTTGCCTTTTGTGCCGCTTGTGAATCATCAAACCCGAGTTTAATAAAACCAACACCATGATTAATAATAGATATATTTCCAAGCATGTCCCCCGTGAGTGTGAGGTTTACACCACCGTCTCTGCCGTGCCCTATTTGATATTCAAATGTTTCTTTATAGCTTTCTTTATAAGCAGCAAACGGATTACCGTTAACGTCTAATCCGTTCTTCGTTCTATCAATGATAAATTCGATAACTTCTAATCCAATGGCCTCTCTTTGAACCGAAGTTAAAGATTGTGGAACATTAATTAGTAGAGTCATCGTCTGGTTTTATGCCTTTGTTTGGTGCAGTGGTTGTTTTGTTCTGAAATTGAGTAAATCCAGGAGTGATGCCCATATCTAACATCTCTTCTTTTTCTTTCATTAACTCGTCTTCAACATCCTGAAGGCGGGCTTCTAGTTGTTCCATCGTTAGGTCTGGATATAGCTCTTGTAGAGCTTGCTTGCGTGTTAGTAATTTAAGATCTCGACCAATCTTGATTTTCTCATATTTTTGTTTCTCAGACTCAAGTGGACGAATCTCCGCAAAACGAATAGACATATTTAAAGGAAAGTCCCTGCTAAATAAACGCTTTTCTTCAACAATACCAGCTTTAGAGACGTATTCTTGCATTGCAGCAATTTTAGTCCACATGTCTTGCTCTACCTGCCTGAAGACTTCCATTTGGTTTTTGCGAGCATCTGTTGCGTCGGACTCATCAATAATCTTAGACACGCCGGAAGCATCTTGATTTGCATCCATGTTACCAATACCGCCAGCTTTTAGACCTTCGGTTGTGAGGTAGCTTGAAAGTTGAAAATTGATTAACTGTAAAACTCCTGGAATATCTGTCTTAGGATCAATTGTTCCAATCTCTGGTGTGATTGACGGGTTTGCCGGATCTGAATCCCCAAGGTTAACAATAGCATCAGGATTAATTTCGGCACCTGCTAAATTCGCGTTCTTTGTCCATATAACAGAGTGACTTAGGAATTGTGCCGAGTAGTTTAAATCAGTGAGAAGCTTAGGAATTAAAATAGAAATATCTAAAGCTGTTTTGTTTGGGTAAGGAATTAACTCGAGCTTGGATGTGTTAATATAAACAAAAGGTATAACTCCAAATGGATTTTTTGTTGTCGTTGCACCCATTTCAGCCATAAGATCTTTACGTATGTCGCCAGACGAGTCGATAATCATAAACTCGCTGTCTGTATATAGGCCGTAGGTTTCGACGATTGTAACCTCTTCATAGGGCTCGACTCTATTACCGTTTCTATCAACAGTGATTAAATGTCTCTTTGTGTTTTTCGGTAAGAGCTTAATAAACACAGTCGGTTTAGTGGGGTTAATCATACTGTCGGAATAAACAAGAAATTGGTGCGCAGCTAATACTTTAATTTTTAATGCGTCTTCGTCAACATACAATTCTAAAGCAGAACGACGGTTAAGGTTAGTCATGCGATTTGCCGTAATAAGCTGACTTTCTAAACCGCAACGTTGACCTACAGACTTCATTAGCTCAACATCTGTAGCGTTTGTGCACATACGAATAGCCGGTTCTGTGTAGACCTTAGATAGTTTGTCGTTTACTTTCTTAATGATGTTAATTGATGGTATGCGCTGAATTGCTCTATTATATGCCGCAGAACTGACCATTTCTCTAGCTAACGATTGTTCTATCTCCTGTGTAACCTGTCCTTCATAGAATCTATATAGTCGAAGGTCGAATTGGAGCTGCTCCCTATTACTATTAATGTAGAGAAGAATGTCGGGGATCATTTCCATTAACGGTTTTCTTGTCATTTTTATCCTTTTAATAGTATGTAACAGTTACTTCGCGCTTAGGCCTAACGAGCGGGTCTATACCCCATGCAGCGTATCCCAACGCGTCGGATATATGGCTTAACATTGGGTCGTCGTTATCGTATACAAGTTGTTCTAAGTCTTTTATCAAGTACTTACACTTCGGGCTTATCCTAATATAATTATATTCAAAGAGCCTGTTCAGGTTGTTCTGGCGGTCCTTTACGTGAGGGTTTTTAAATCCCAGTACGTTAAAATTGGCTCTTTTCAGTATCTCGTGATCAGTAGTTTGGCTGCTAGACTTTCGACGGTTGCCGGTTTCATCTGCGTATATACTAAATGCTTTATTTGGGTAGCGTTTTTGTATTTCTCGGGCAGCTTCAAATGTATTGCTATTTTCCATGTGTAGTTCGTCAAATATATGAATTTCTCTACCACGCCTAACAAAAAAGATAGCACATAGTGGATGGACGTTAAAATCCATACCTAAATAAAGGTGATCGCTCGGAAGTAACTCGACAGGTTTGATATGCTTGTTGCGATCAAATCCATAGTAAACACTACCCGAATTGAGGTTAACAAATTCTCCGTCAAGCTCCTGTTTTGCTAGCCTGGAGTCGTACTGTTCGGTCAATCGTTTAATGTAAGATTCAGGAAGGTTCACCATGTTATCTAATGTACGCGATCTGACAACATATTTATTATCATTTGCTGTAACAATAAACATATCGTATAACCAATTAAATCCGTTTGGTGTTGTTGTGCCCTTCCACTGACAAGGCCCCTTTTTATCCCTAATACGTCCAATTAGAACGTCAAATCCTTCTTTTTTATAAAAGGCACATTCATCCGACCAACCCCAACCAACCTCGATACCTCGAAGGGCGTCGTATTTTTCCATGGATGCACAATATATAATAGTATCGTTAATTTCTATATATGAATTGTTAATGTTGTATTTGTACCTGATGCCCAGTTGGTCGCATAGGTTAAAGAACGAAACAAGTGTCGCCTTTTTAAGCTGCGAGTAGGTATTCGCTGTTATAAGTCCTGGAGTGTTTGGGTATTTGTGGATCATTTGTAGCGCCCATATCGCACCAGCAAATGTTTTACCGGAGCCAAGGCCGCCACAAAACAACACCAAGTCTTTTCCTGAGTCAACAAACTCTAGTTGACTTATCGACAGTTCGAGTTCTTTATTCCGGTTTTTCATTTGCAGCCTTCGGTACTACCGATAAACTTTCGCGGGGCTTGATTGTAATAAACTGAGGAGCTTGGGTCTCGGATTGTGTTTCTTGATATAAGCCACTGATTTTATTGATCTCTTTTTGTATTTCTAAGGCACTTTTAATGTTTCCTGCGGTCAATGCTGTTGCGAACATTAACTCTAGTCGATCTAAAAATTTATTCTTCATTAGTGGACGAGATTCTTCAGCTTTAGACGCCCACGACTTTGTAACCTCTCGTATATCCTCAAGAACTACACGTTTTTTAATTCCGTACTTTTCAGAAACTATTGTTGATATTTCAGTCTGTGTGTGACCCTTTAACATCAGGTCTTGAACGAACTCTCGGCGCATTATTAGTTCGCCTTTAGTCGATTTGCGGGCCATTAGGAACCTCCGTGGATAGCTAATGAATATATATTCCAAGGAGGCGGCATATGCGCGAAATAAAGGGTATTGTAATACATTGTTCTGCTAGTCCCGATTCTAGGGATCTTGGTTTTAAAGAAATTAACGAATGGCATAAAGCTAATGGGTGGAAGTCTCCTTCTGGTATCCATTGTGGTTATCATTATATAGTTCGTCGTAATGGAACTATTGAGCGCGGGCGTCCGGACTCTGAAGTCGGATCTCATGTTGCAGGTAAGAACTCAAAAACTCTTGGTATAGTGTGGATTGGCGAGAATCAACCTACTGCAGTGCAAATGGCTGCGTTAATTCAGATTACGCACGCACTAATGGTTAAGTACAACGTACCTATTGACAAAGTACAGGGTCATAGAGAAATTGCTCCTGAGTCTAAAAAGGCGTGTCCTGTTATTGACATGGATAAGCTTCGGGCTGAAATTATTTTTAAACAAAAACAAGTAAATGTGAGGAGAGACTAATGTTATCATTAATATTAACAGCGCTAATTTCGTTAGCACCAGCGAAAGAATTTAAAGCACAGGATTATTGTCCACTAATTAGTGTAATAACATTTGAAAGTGTTGATAACGTAATCAAGTGTTTGAAAACTAATAAAAAGAAAAAGATAATCGTTGTGTCTCCTGGTGGTATGATGGATGCTGGTGAAATTCTTATTAAATACATCAATAAAAATAATGTTACGGTTTTATGTGTTCAGTGTCATTCAATGGCCGCATTTTTATGGCTAAATGCAGACAAAAAGGAATTAGGAGAGGGCGCATCTCTTATGATGCATTATGGATTTATAATGGTCGAAGAAATGAGTCGATTTACAATTAAAGAGCTGCGAGATCTTGCTGACAGTTTGGAATCTCATGCTGAATCGTTTTTACAATGTTTAAAGCCGGAAACACGACAATACTTTATTAACATGATGAAACGTGGGGACTACTTTTTTGGACAAAGCGTAATTGACCTGCATGAAATTAAGTACACACTTATTAATAAACCCAAACAGGTTGAATAATAATGAAAACACACTCAGCTAAAGCAAAGGGTAGACGACTACAACAAGAAGTCAGAGACGTACTACTCGAAGTATCTAAATTACATCCCGATGACATTAGGTCTACACCTATGGGTAGTTCTGGTGAAGACATTATGTTAAGTCCTGCGGCACGTGCTGTATTTCCTTGGTCGGTTGAGTGTAAGAACGTAGAAAAGTTGTCCGTATGGTCTGCTATTGAGCAGGCTAGAGCTAATGCTAAAGATAATGTGCCTGTTGTTGTGTTTACAAAGAATCACGAGGAGACACATGTAGCTATTCCGTTTGATTATTTTATGAAGTTGTATAAGTACTACATCGAAGGTAATAAATGATAAAAAACTATATGATTGTCGGGGTTGTATGTTTTGTTATAGGCTGCTTGGCGGCTCGACACTTTATAAAAGCTAACGTTCAGATCAAAACCGAAACAATCGAAGTTATAAAAGTTAAAGAGAATATTAGGGTTATAAAAGAAACGCGACCTGATGGCACAACTATAGAAACAAAGGAGACTACCGTAGAGAAGGATAAGTCTACGATAGCCAAAACAGATAAAAAGAACCTATCTCCAAAATGGGTAGTGAGTGTAAGTAAATCTTTACTTAACGACGCTCAGTGGAGTGGTAGTGTTGGTCGAGCTCTGTTTGATAACATCTATGTAGGAGTTACTTACAGAACTAA